ATCAACAGGGCCGCTTAGTTGGGAAACGCCTTCGCAAATATTGCTGGCGTTAAGTTGTGCGTAGTAAAAGCTCATGGTGATTCCTTAGTTTGCTTCAGCAACTTGCCAACGACCGGTTATGGCCGTGTTTGTGCCTTGCCATTGCCCGACATCGATGTTACAGCTAAGTCTCAAATTGGTGCTGGATGTCAATCTTGGAAGCAGCATGCCGGGGTTCCCTTGCGCTCCACCTGCAAAATAGTACATTGATGCAGCAAAGTTGAAATAATTTACAGCCATGGCTGTGCCGTAAACACACGGAATTGCTTTAGTTGTGGACACGCTGCTTATGGTCACATCTAAATACCTTGCGTCTTCACCGCTGCCGCTTGTAGCATTGGTTGTGTTTGCGTACCCCGTCTGAAAACTTTTTAGACCCCCGCCAGCAAACGGCGCAAATTGCGATAGTGAACTCATATCATCAGTCCTTTCTTGACTTGTTGATTTTCAAATCTTGCGTGACCACCCAGCCCGCAGATGTCGTGGTGTAGACCAGTGCAAACACTTGGTTTTTTAGGTCGCACGTCAGGTGCTCTTCAAGCCCCATGATCCGGTTGCCGTTGCGATGGATCACCAGCGGGCTGGATTCCCAGCTTGAGAACTTGTCCTGCACGATGCTTTTGAATCCATCATGCGGCTTGGCTGGCAGCACCAAAACACAAGACTGATCTGTGGTGTCAACACAGTGCAGAAAGCCATCACGGGCGTACTCCACGTTGTGCGCTGGGGCCAACCGTTCACCAGTCAGCCAGCCTTCGAAGTTGTAGGTTGTTGTCATGGCGCAAGCACCCAGCCACGGGTAGCGTCGGCAAACGTCAAAGTAAAGCCAGCGGTCAAGCTGTCGACAGTCATGTCTTCGGCCAGGCCCATGATGTTGCTGCCGTTTCGGGCAATCACAGATGTCAGCGTGCCACTGCGGTTGCTGAACGCCACCCAATCACCAGCCGATGGCGATGCAGGCAGCGTCAGAGTCAGCGAGGCCGTGAGCACATACGTGCGCGAGGCCACTGCAGTGGTGCTGGTGCTGATGACTTGCACGTTTTGCGTGATGACCGGTGTTGTGATGACAGGCGCTGTGAGGGTTTTGTTTGTGAGCGTCTGCGTATCACTTGTACCGACCACATCACCTGTTGGGGTAGTTTTTGATGCGGCCCACGCCGTTCCAGTGGAAACCGCCATACCCGCACCGGGGTAAACCTGTGAGGAGGGTGTAGGTGTAGCCGAAGACCAAGTTGTACCGTTGGACATAAGCACATTACCCGCCGTACCCGGAGCCACAACCTGCACGGCAGAGGTGCCGTTGCCCAGCAAGACGTTATTGGCGGTCAAGGTGGCCGCTCCTGTGCCGCCAGAGGCCACTGGCAGCGTGCCTGTGACGTTGGTTGCCAAGTTCACAAAGGTGGTAGACGAAGAACCAGTGCCGCCGGATGCCACACCAAGTGGAGTGATCAGCGTAATTGAGTTCAGCCCCGTCAAATCACCCGTATCGCTGAGTAAACCGACCGAGTTTTGCACCAGCTTGCCGGTGGTGGCGTCAAAACGCACCAGGGCGTTGTCGGTTGAAGAGGCTGGGCCAACCACATTTCCGCTCGCACCGGCCTTGGTGGCCAGCACCTGCACAGCACCCAAGTTGTCTTTGTAGAACAGCTTGCCGTCTGTGATGTTGATTGCCAGCTCGCCATTGACCAGGTTTCCAGACGTTGGCGCTGCTGCACCAGTGGTGGAGTGGTAAAGCTGAATTGGCGTGTAATTTGTTTGTGCCATATTTTTTCCTCAGAATTTTAAAACAATCCACCGGAAATACCGGACCAAGTTGGTGTGCTTGCGCCCGCCGATGTGAGCACCTGACCAGCCGTGCCGTTGGCAATAAAGGCAGTCGCGCCTGCGCCGGACTGGTACGGGATCTGGGAGGCCGCGCCGCCAGCCAGGTTGGTAGCCGCCCCAGCAGTCAGCGTCGATTGGGCCGCGTTCTCCCATCGCTGGTCCACCGCGTCATAAACGATCACGTCGCCTGCCGACAGCGTGCCAAACTGCACATTCCCGTCGGTGCCCCCAAGCACAGAGCCAAAGGATGGCCGCACGAACAAGATGCCGTTTGACGTGCCGACGTTTACCACGGCGGCCACGATGGCGATGGCGTTTGGTGTTGCAGGCTTGGTCTTTGTGAGGCCACCAGCCACCAATGGGTTGTAGTACAGCACTTGGCCCTGCGCCCAGGCCTCTGCACCACCCGTGGTGTTGATGTTTTTCACCTCGCCGAACTCGACGACCGTGATCCAGTCGTTTGTCGTGCCTGTTTGCGTGGCCACGCCAAGAATGTAGCTTGACTGATCTGGCTGCAGTCCGGTAGCCGGTGCGGCTGTCAGGCCACCGCTCGCGCCCAGCGTCCCGGTAAACATCATCACCTGGCCCTTTGTGGCCGGGGCGCTGAGTCTGACCCGGTAGTACATCTCCTCGCCAATGTGCTGGACCACCGCGCCATTCATCTGGAATGCCAGCGTCTGGAATTGGTCAGCGTCGTCGTAGTACATACGCCCGGTGGCGTCAACCACGGTGGCGGTGGTGTCGAACTGGATGAAATCAGGCGACGAGATGCCGCCCGTCACCCCGGTCATAGAGGTGATATCACCATTGGCCCCCAACACCGCCGCCGACAGGTTTGCGCGCGCCACAGCAGCATCCGTGGCCCCGGTACCGCCGTTGGCCACAACCAAAGTGCCCGCCAGCGTCACAGCGCCTGTGGTGGCCGTTGCGGGCGTCAGACCAGTGGTGCCGCCGCTGAACGAAAGAACGCCCGTGTTGGCAATCGTGACGGCTGTGGAGCCGTTGTAGGACGCCCCTGACAGGCCGGTGCCAATCGTCAGCGCCGCCGACACCGCTGCAGTTATTGTGATCGAGCCGCCAAGCGACACAGGCGAGTCGTTGATCGTGACCGATGAAAAGCTTAGCGCCGCATTGGGGATGTTTGACAGCGTGTTCAACGACGCGTTGATGGTCTTGTTTGTGAGCGCCTGCGCGCCGGTCAGCGTCACCCCGTCCGTGATGCCGTAGCCCGCAATTGTGGTGGGTGTGCCGGTCACGTTGGACCATGCAGGCGTCACGGCCGTGGTGCTGGCGCTGGTCACCACACCCTTGGCGTTGACAACCAGGACAGGCACCAAAGCGCCGGAGCCGTAGGTGTTGGCCACAACGCCCGAGTTGGGCAGATCGGCGTTCACCATGGTGCGGAACACAGGGTCGGAATTGCCGCCGCTCACAGGGCCGGCAAAAAACGTGTTTGCTGCCACCGGGGACAAGATCAGCGTCGAGCCCCAGGTGGGCGCGCCTGAGCCACCCGAGACCAAGATTTGGCCCAAGGTGCCCTGGGGGCCAATATAGAGGCCGTCGGCCCCGGACCACACCACCGCGCCGGGCTGCATCGTCAAGCTGCGGCCGGTACCGCCTTGGTCAATCGGCAAAATGCCGTCGACCTGCGTCTGATCGGCCAGGTTAACCGCTGGGTGCCTGTGGTCCGAGCGCGAGAGGGTCAGCGCAGTGCCCACCGCGCCCGTGTTGTTCAGCGCCAGCGGGGCGCTTGTGCCATAAGACGCGGCAAGCGTCACATTGGCGTTCATCGGCCCGCCGCCCGTCAGACCGTTGCCAGCGATCACCTCGCGCGAGGTGGGCACAAACCCTGTGATCGACAGAGGCACCTGCGTGGCTGCCATGACGCGGCCCGTGGCGTCCACGGTGAACTGAGGCACGTTGGTGCCGTCGCCATAGACCCCAGGCGTCACGCCAGAGGCCGCAAGCTGCGCGGTACCGATGCCGCCAGGAGCAACCGACAGCGTCACGTTCGAGGACAAAGCCCCGCCGCCTGTAAGCCCCGCGCCAGCAATAACCTGGCGCGAGGTTGGCACACCGGCGACATTGAGCAGGTCACCGGCGCGGATTTTGTAAGTCACGCCCTGATAAACGCCCACCAAAAGCGTGTCTTCCGATGCGGGAGTCGTGGGGACGGGCAGCTGCGTGATGCTGACCGGGATGAGGTTTGATGGTACGGTTGCCATTTTTAATCCACAACAAAAAGGAACCGTTGCCCGTCTTCGGACACGATAAATTGCGTGCCATCCTGCGTGATCACACCAGATGGGTTTGTTGTCACCGGCACATCAGGACGTACAAACGGCAGCACGACCTGGTCTTCCCTTCGAGGAGCCAGTCGGTAAGGATCGTAGTCGTCCGTGTCCTCGGCGCAAACCATGAGCGCCGGGTAGTTTGGATCTGGGTTCAACTCAGCCAGCCGGAATTTGCGCGAGCATCGTGCGCAAATGCCAATCCCAAAGGTCGGCTCTCCGGTTGGGTCGATGAACATGCCGCTCATTTTGTGTAGCAGCCAATGCCAGGGTTGATGAAGGTCGGCGAGCCATCGTTGTCGCCATCCCATGCTGCCTGGCGTGCGGCCAACCAACGCTGCTCCAAGAGCGGCATCATGTTGGCGTCAACGCTTGGCGTCTCGGAGGCCACACGAGAGGCCAGTCCCGCGATGATCGCCTCCAGCCAACGCTGGGGCACCTCGACCTCTTGGCGCAGGTTTTCCGTGTCCATGATGTGGCGGTGACGCCACACAATCAGCTGTTGGTGCTCAGCGGCCAGATTCGGGCTTGGCCACAGGTTCATCACCGGCTGCGGCAAATCACGCTGGAACCAGTAGGTCAGCGGTCGGCCCATGAAAACCTTGTTGCTCTGCGCCACGTAGGTGTCGCGGTTGAGCTGGCCCATCGGGATTTCTTGGGGCAACGTGCCCAGGTAGATTTCCTCAACCAGCATCGGGGCTGTGCTGGTGATGCGGAAGAACTCGCGCGCCGTGGCCGGAACTATGTCAGTCCAAGTCCAATCGCCGGATGCAGCGACCGTGGTTTGCGTGCCCACGGTAAACCAGACGATGCCGTCAGGTGATGTTTGGAATGTCAAGTCAACCGCCGCGCCGAGCCACTTCACGCCGACAGTGTTCACCGTGCCAACGCCGTTTTCTTGGTCGGTGAAGTCCACGGTGTAGCTGGTGGGCAAAGCAACCGTGGTGCCGGTCAGCTCCTGCAGCGTGCGCAGGTTGGCGTTGAGCACCTCAACGGTACCGTTGGACAGGGTGACAACGGGCTGACCCTCGTAGAACGGGTAAATCTGGCGCTCGATGCACCAGCTCGGGGTCTTGGTGTTGGCCAGCTCACTGAGCAAGAGATAAAGCGCATCCAGGGCGTAGGTTTGCATCTCGGCGGTGATGGCCTGGGCAGGAAGGCGGCAACGACGAAAGGCGGTATCGACCACCTTAAGCGCGTTGAATGTTGTGTTGCTGATACTGCCGGAAAAGGCCATGCTAACTCCGTGTTTGGTCGTCAGATGGCCGCCGATTCAGCGCGCCCAAGTTTTGGAAATTATAGGTCAGGGGACCCAAAATGCTCAATCAGTACTTGCCAGCCTTGCCGCCGCACATCATTTTGGACACCTTGCCGCCAGACTTCATGGCCAGCATCGGCTCTTTAGGTGCGACAGGCACAGAACGGCGAGCTGGGGCCTCAACCTTGCGGCGTGTCTCTATAGCCTCGCGGCGCATAGTTGGCGTGGCCGCCATCTCGCGCTTGTCCATCGCCTCGATCTTGGGCACCTTGCCGCCCTTGGCCAGCTTGGTCAGGGGCTTGCCCTTGTGCATGGCCTTCTCGTGCTTGTGGACGGCGGTCTTCACCGTCTTCTTGTCCATGGCCGCGTCGCTGTGGACTTTGCCGCCCTCGGCGTACTTTTTGACAGTGCCGCCAGAGGCTTTGCCGGACGGTGCTTTCTTGCCGCCAAAATCAAATTCTTTCACGTATGTGCAACCCATGGTGTGCTCCTTTATTTTCGCATTCCTGCTTTAGCCATCATCAGCTCAAGTTGTAGCTCGACGCGCTTCATTGTCTCAAGAAGCTCAGCCCGTTTAACTGCGTGAGCGTCAACCGCCTCAATTCGCGCTTTTAACTGCACCAGCTCTCTGTCGTTCTGCTCAACTTTGGATGTCAGCGTTTGCACCGCCTGATATGTGGCAAACCCCGACGCAACAGCGCTAATGCAAAGCGCAGCAAAAACAGGTGGTAAAACCTTGTCTGAAAACCAGCTCCACGGTTGCATTTTATTTTCCATTGACATACAAGAAGCTCCCCGATATCAGACTCTCTGGTGTGACTCTGTTTTTTGCCATTTTGCCGGTTTTTGCAAAGAACTGCCAATCAAAGCAATAAAAACGGCGTGAATCTCGTGCATACAAGCCGACAAAGGCAAGTAGACTGAACCAATCATACTTTGCCCCCTTGAACTGGGCAAAGTTTTTTAGCGCCAGCGCGTCGTCGCCGCCGACCTCAAAAATATCCCAGTTTTTAGGGGACCACTCAGTCGGGCCGAGCACATGCAAACCGCGCTTGGCGGTGGCGTGATACAGACTCCCGTCAATCACTACACCGCCGTGACAGTATTGACTTACAAGCCGCGCCTTGATGACCCAGCAAGTGAATTTTTGCCACAGCGTGGCATTAAGGGGTGCTCCCCGACGAAAAGCAAGTTTCATAGCTGCTCAGCGTTAGCGTTAGAAGGGGGGTCGCGGCGTAACGCGATGATCATGGCTGCGCCCCATACTGCGTGATCCACTCCGTCACCAGCGGTCCAGTGGATGCAAGGCCACCGATTACGCAGGCAGCGACAGCAAGGGTGAGCACAAGGGTTAAGTGCTTCATGGGGTGCTTTCAGGTTCTGGCAAATACCCGGCCGCAACCGGGTCAGCCACTTCGACAAACTCTAGCGTGACTTGCCAAAACCCTAAAGGCGTACCTATAAGCACACCCGGCATTTCCGATGTGCCAACTATCTGAACGTCGGCAAGCGCCTGACCAATCTCACCGA